AACGAAAATGGAAAAACAGTTATGTATCAAAACATGATAGGACTATTAATTGAAGCAGTCAAAGAACAACAAAAACAAATTGATGAGTTAAGAGGTAAATTAGATGCCAATTGATTTTCCTTCAAACCCTACATTAAATCAGATATTTTCTACTAACACCAAATCTTGGATTTATGGAACTAGTGGGTGGAAAGCTTATGACATTCAAGGAACGGTAGCTAATACTGCGGTAAGACAAATAACAGCAACAAATGGACAAACATCATTTACTGTTCCTAATTATGTTCAGGGACAAAATCAGATCAGAGTTTTCATAAATGGTGTTAGACAAAATAATGTTGTTGACTTTGCAGAAACAACACCGACAACTATTACATTAACATCTGGTGCTACTGTTGGTGATAATGTAGCATTTGAAGTTATAACCTATGCAGGAACTCCAGTATTTACAGGAGTATACCCATCAATCATAGATGATACTGTAACAAACGCTACGAGATATCCTTTGTTTGCTCAAGGAACAGGAGGTAGTTTAAGTATCGTTAATACTGATAGCACAGGCTTAACTTTTAATCCTTTAACAGCAACACTGACTGTAGGATCATTAGGGTTTACTGATGGTACAACACAAAATACGAATGCTTTAACCCTAGCTCAAGCTGCATATACTCAAGCTAATACAGTACCAACAAATATCAACACCCGAGGCATACAAACAAATGCTAGTTATTTTCCTACATTTGTTGATGCTAATAACGCTACAAATGCAACTGAAACTGTTCATACACACGCTAACTATAACTTTAATCCAAGCACAGGTGCTCTTTCTGCTACATCATTTACTGGAAGTCTTAATGGTGGTTCCATATTTGGCAATTTTATTATAGGTAACGCTACTAGCCCAAACACAAACTATTTTCAATTTGGAGATAACACCGGTTGGACATTTAGATTCCTGACAAATGTAAGCGGTACCCCAACTACAAGGTTTAGTTTTGTTGATAATGGTAATTTTACTGCTGTTGGTTCTGTTACTGCCACTTCTTTTTCTGGAGCAGGAACTGGATTGACAGGAACTGCTTCTGGATTCACCGCAAACAGTACAACATTCTGGGCAGGGCTACCTTTACCTACAGCCGGTGCTGTACCTGGTGCAAGTAATATTCCTAGAACGGATACAAACGGATATCTATTCCTAAACTATATAAACAGCAATACTGCTTCCGCTGAAAATCCTACTGTTGGTAATGTTATCGTTACTAACAATTCAGATAATGCATATTTCAGAAAATCAACACCGGCAAACTTATATGGTGGTTCATGGTCATCATGGTATGCTGGACAAGTAGCACATGATCAGTTAGGTTCATATGCATACCTAGGATATGCTGCTGCATCAACTACAGCTATTACTGCGGGTACCAACCAAGCAGGTTCAGGTTTAAGATTTTGGGGAAGTGCGGGTGCGGTTAACGCCACACAAGTTTCAACACAGGCTGTAGGTGCCACACCATCTGGAACATGGAAACCGGTAGGAACAGTAACACAAACAACATCACTAGTTAAACATACAATATGGGTAAGGGTGGCATAAAATGATAAAATTAGTATCAGCAAGAGATCCTAAATGGACTAGTCCAGAAAAAGTAAGTATAGATATTATTGCACGATTTGAAGGAGTGGATGAAGATTTTCCTTTTACTGCAACTCCTTGGGATGAAATGGAACATGGTAAAGATATTTTTGAAAGAGCAAAAGCAGGTGAATTTGGTTCAGTACAAGATTGGCAAGATGTTCCATATGAAGAAAAAATTCAACAAGCTAGACACGACAGAAATGTTCTTTTAGTAGAACTTGATAATATAGTGAATAATCCACTGAGATGGAATTCATATACAGAAGAATACAAACAGCAACTTGCAACATATAGACAATACCTACTTGATGTTCCCGATCAAGAAGGATTCCCATATAATGTAGTATGGCCAAATAAGCCATGGGAATAAATAGAAAGATATAACATAAATTGGAGAAGAAATGGCGTCAATTACCAACAGACAAGAGTTTAAAGATTACTGTCTGCGCCGACTAGGATTTCCTGTAATTGATATTAACATAGATGATGAACAGGTAGAGGACAGAATTGATGATGCCATGCAATACTGGCAAGACTATCATTTTGATGGCCTCCAAAAAGTGTATTATATTAAGGCAGTGACTCAGCAAGATATAGATCAACGATATATTGATATGAGACCATCTGTCACCAAAGACGCTGCAAATAATTCATTAAACATTGTCGGTGTAACTCGTATATTTCCTATTCAAGATTCACAGGCAACTATTAATATGTTTGACCTGAGATATCAATTGCGTCTGAACGAACTCTACGACTTTACTTCAGCATCTTATATCAACTATACAATGACAATGCAACACCTGCGTTCTTTAGAAATATTATTTACTGGTGAAGTACCTATTCGTTTTCAAAGACACATGCACAAACTCTTTATCGATTGGGCATGGGGATACTCAGAAGCACCTGTTGGTACTATTGTCGTTGCTGAATGCTATGCTATGATTAATCCAGATGTCTATAATGCTGTCTGGGATGATCGTTGGCTCAAACGATATGCTACAGCCCTCATCAAACGCAATTGGGGAGACAACCTTAAAAAATTCCAAGGTGTTCAGTTGCTAGGTGGTGTCACATTGAACGGCGATAAAATTTATGAAGATGCCGTAGATGAAATAAAACAATTGGAAGAAGAAATGGAATCCAATTATGGTGCTCCGTTAGAGTGGTTTATGAACTAATATGCCAGTTAGCCACTATTTCAATAATTATAATGCTAAGTACACCGAACAGCGTTTGGTGGAAGATTTGATTGTTGAATCCATTAAGATAATGGGTGTGGGCTGTTATTATATTCCTAATTCTAATGATGCTGCAAGAGACTTGCTATTTGGGGAAGATCCTCTCAAGAAATTTACCGCAGCGTACCCTATCGAATTATATCCAAGTAATGTCATGGACTACAAAGGAGATAAAGACTTCTTTAGTAAATTTGGTCTTGAAATTAAGAACCATATGACTGTAGTAATGTCAAAAAGAAGTTTTCTTCAAAGAGTTCCTGTTGATCCTAAATATGATAGACCAAAAGATGGTGACTTAATTTATATTCCTCCACTCAATGGTGTAGGCGAATTGTATGAAATCAAGTTTGTTAACCAAGACATGGACATGGCTATGCTTGGTCGTAGAGTACCATATTTCTATGAATTAGAATTAGAGAAATTCAAGTATTCACATGAAACTATCAATACTGGTATTCCCGATATTGATATTGTACAGCAAGAAGATGCGTATGCACAAAGATTTAAATTAACTGGAGTTTCGGGTGTTTTTGCTATAGGAGAAACTATTTTTGTTAGCCCAGATATTACTTTAGCAAATGCAACTACGACAGGTATTATTGCAGCTTATGACTCCGTATCTGCAAACTTGGATATCAATACGATAGTAGGAACATTCTCTGTTGGTAATTTAGCTAGAGGAGCAACATCAAACGCTAGAGCAACTTTATCAACAACGAACATATATGAACATGCAGAGTATTATGCAGACTATGACAATAAACAAATTAATGCAGAAGCTAATTCTATAATTGACTTCTCAGAAAGCAATCCTTTTGGTAACATATAATGTCCAATTATCACAGAATCATTAGAAAACTTGTTGTTGGTTTTGGTAGTTTGTTTGATAACATCACCTTAACTCGCTACAAAACAGATGGCACCGAAGATAGAAAAGTCAAGGTGCCTATTATCTATGCTCCAAAAGAAAAATATGTTGCTCGTCTAGTAGGTGATCCAGACTTAAATAAGAAAGTTCAAATTACATTACCTAGAATGTCTTTTGATTTGATAAGTATGGAATATGACGCATCAAGAAAACAAATAACTAATTTAAAGACTACAGCAGCATCAGGAAATCCTAACGCAAAGCTTTCACAGTATACTCCTGTACCATATAACTTTGAGTTTTCATTATACATTTATGTCAGAAATATAGAAGATGGTACTCAAATAATAGAACATATATTACCGTTTTTTACTCCTGAGTACACAATAAAACTAAATCTTATTCCTACGATGGGTGTAACAAAAGAAGTACCAATTAATTTAAACTCAGTAAACTATGATATTGAGTATGAAGGATTGCAAGACTCTGATGCTAGAGTAATTATTTGGACTTTAAATTTTACAGCAAAAGCTTTTGTATATGGTGCAGTATCTCAAGCAAAGATAATCAAAAATTCTTTTGTCAACATATTAGATTTAGATTCATCTGTTAATGATGGAAAAGTTACTTTCAATATGAGTCCTGCCGGCTTTGGGATTTACAAAGAAGGTGAAACAGTTTATCAAGGATATTCATTAGATACCGCTAGTGCTACTGGTACAGTATTATATTACAGTAACACCACGGATCAAATGGTAATTACTGATATAAATGGTGGGTTTAAAACAAATACAGAAATTATAGGACTAGATTCTTTCGCAGAATATACTTTATTATCAGTTGATGGTGTAAACGCAAATAATAAGATGGTAACCATTAATTCTTCTGTAAACCCAGCAAATGCTACAATTAATTCAGCATATACTATTGTGACAACAGTGACGGAGTACAACAGTGACTAAATTTGAAAAAAATATGAGTGAAATTTTTGAAGTAGAACCAAAACAAATTGCTAGTACAGATATTGTAGTTAAAGAAGAAAGACCTGTTATTGAAGCTGAATCTAAGCTAGACAATGACTTAGAAAAAGATTACAAAAAGGTTCGTCAGAACTACGAAGAAATTATAGAAAAAGGTGTTGATGCTATTGATTCTATTCTTGAGATTGCCAGAGAATCTGAGCATCCAAGAGCATTTGAAGTTGCAGCTACTATGATTAAGAATGTTGCTGATGCAAACGAAAAGCTTATATTGCTTCAAAAGCAAATGCGTGAAATGAATAAAGCAGCAGGAAAAGAAACACAAAGCACCAAAATAGATAAAGCAATCTTTGTTGGTAGTACAGCAGATTTAAACAAAATGTTAAAAGGAAAAGAATGATCCACTTTAGACATTTAAGAGAAGAACTTCAAGAAAGACGAGATGCAAAATCTAAGACACTTCATGCATTTGATATGGATGAAGTGTTGTTTCATCACGATCATTCAAAGCTAAAAGTGCATGTTAAAGACCAACATGGTAAAAGAGTAGAATCATTAACAAATCAAGAGTACAATGATCACAAGTTAAAGCCAGGCCATAGCTACGATTACAGTGAGTTCAGATCACATAAAGTATTCAAGAAGTCTGCTCATCCCATTCACAAGATGATCAATAAACTGAGAGCGATTCATAGAAACAACAAGAATGTTGAGATTGTGACTGCCCGCTCTGATATGGACAATAAGCGTGGATTCATGAAAACTTTAAAGCATCATGGCATAGATGCTAGGCATATTCATGTTCGCCGAGCAGGTAATGTTGGTGCTGCTTCACCAGCAGAAGCAAAGCATAAAGTCATTGGTGATTTAATTAGAAAACATGGTTATAAAAAAGTACATTTATATGATGATTCTCCTGCTAACTTAGAACACTTTAAAAGATTAAAAAAAGATCATCCTGATGTTGAGTTTCATGCACACCATGTTGAACATGATCCAGAAACAGGACATGTGAAAATAACTACTACAAAAGCATAAAATGAAATTCAAAGAATTTATTAAAGAATCTGCTGAAGAACACACATCAGAGTGGATGTCAAGCTCCGATTTGGCAAAACATATACCAAAGACTGCACACAAACAAATTCGTTCCAGTAAAGAACACAATATATTAATGAATCATGACCTTGCACATGGAGGTTCTGGACATTTGAAATATAGAATCAAAACAAAAACATATGATAAAACACATAAAATTAGAGATGTTCAAGTAGCATCGGCAAAAAAAGATAAAGATGGATTTACACATCATGCATCTTTTGCTTTGTATTCACAAAGTGCCAAACCATATCAGCATGTAAAGACTAATATGGAAAAGAAATTAACTGTGCCATGGCACACACCTTCTGATGAAATTAAAGCAAGATATAACAAATAATGTCTATCAATAAAGATTCGTATCGTGATAATCCTCTGCTCAAAAGAGCCGGGGTAAAAATGGAGTACACACAAGAGCAGATAGAAGAATACATCAAATGCTCTAAAGATCCTATATACTTTGCTGAAAAGTATATTCAGATTGTTAATGTCGATGAAGGTCTGATGCCATTTAGAATGTGGGACTTTCAACGAGAGATGATCAAAACATACCATGAGAATCGTTTCTCGATCACAAAGTGTCCTCGTCAGGTTGGTAAAACTACCACTACAGTTGCGTATATACTTTGGCTGTCTATTTTTCAAGATACACAAAACATTGCTGTTCTTGCCAACAAAGGACAGTTAGCTAGAGATATTCTTTCAAAGTATCAACTGGCGTATGAAAATCTTCCTATGTGGTTGCAGCAAGGTGTCATCACATGGAATAAAGGTTCAGTTGAATTAGAAAATGGTTCTAAAGTTATCGCTGCTGCTACTTCATCATCAGCAGTTCGTGGAGGATCTTTCAATGTAGTATTCTTAGATGAATTTGCATTCGTTCCTTCTAATATTGCTCACGAATTCTTTAACTCAGTTTATCCTGTTATCTCATCTGGTAAATCAACAAAGATTATTATCGTATCTACTCCAAATGGCATGAACTTGTTTTACAAGTTGTGGATGGATGCAATCAACAAGAAGAATAATTATAAGACATTTGAAATTCACTGGTCGATGGTGCCAGGAAGAACAGCAGAGTGGCGTGAAGAAACTATTCGTAACACCTCTGAACGACAGTTCCAACAAGAATTTGAAACTGAGTTCTTAGGTTCTACTAATACTTTAATTTCCGGATCAAAACTACAAGAGTTGGCTTATGCGGAGCCAGTAGAAAAGAGAAGAATAGCCAAAGAAGAAATTTTGGATGTCTATGAACAGCCCGTAGTTGGTGATGGAGAAATTACCAAAGACCATGTGTATGCTATCTGCGTAGATGTTGCGGAGGGTAAGAATATGGACATGTCTGCTCTCTCAGTCATAGATATATCAGAAACCCCTTACAGACAGGTTGCAAGGTATTCTAGCGCATTTATATCACCTGTTCTCTTTCCTACTATTATATACAATGCAGCCAAATACTACAATAATGCCTATGTATTGATAGAGGTAAATAACACTCCACAAATTGCCGAGATTCTTCATGGTGAAATGGAATACGAGAATGTACTTAAAGTTCAAACTGGTAACAAAAAGGCCCAACAAATTTCAGCAGGATTTGGTAGAGGTGTTCAGCTAGGTTTGAAAATGAGTAGCCAAGTCAAACGAATTGGCTGTACAAACCTAAAGACACTTATAGAAACAGACAAACTCATAGTAAAAGACTTTGAGACTATTTCAGAACTTACATCATTTGTTTCTGATGGAGCAACATGGAGAGCAGAAGAAGGAAAAACAGACGATGTAGTAATGACTTTGGTTATGTTTGCTTGGATGACCACTCAGAAATACTTTAAAGATGTTGTCAACCACGATTTGAGAAAACAGCTTCAGTTAGAAAAACTTAGTCAGATAGATGAAGAAACTATCCCAGGTCCTATTATAGACAACGGATTAGATGTTCCGTTCTTGGTAGAAGGTGGAGATGTATGGGTTACGGGGAGTCAAGGTG